ATTATGGTGGAGTTGTCGATAAAACAAATGCCCATGCTCTTCTACTTGATGATGTCTATCAAGAAGAACATAGGGGAGTATCAGATATTTTAATTACAAATAGAAAAATTTTTGATGATTCACTTTTAGAATTATTTTCAGAAACTCATGATTGTTGCAGTATAGCAAAAGATTCTGATTGGGACTGCACTAAGGTTAGATACTACCACGATGGGGAGTATTACAAACCACATGTTGATAGAGCTATGCAATTTCTAGCATTTTCTTACTTCCATAAAGAACCAAAAAAATATACTGGTGGAAACTTGATATTCCCCAAATATGATTATGAGTTTGATTGTCCTAATAACTCAGTCATAATGATGCCTGGATGGGTGGAGCATGGTGTATCAGAAGTTTCTATTAAAGACTCCGATTACTGCGATGGATATGGTAGATATTCTATCACATCTTTCTTTGGAAACAAAATAACTTGACAAGATTCCAAATTACGAGTAAACTTTGTTTGTTGCTTTTGAAGAGATGGCTGTATCTTATAATATATTTCCTTTAACAATATATCATACAAGTGTAAGTGATAATGATTACTTAAAGGAATTACTTGTTCCTAAAATAAAAAAGGCAATACCAGAATTAGACATACCCAAACATTGGGCAACTGATAATTTAAGAACATCTTTTGAGTCTGAACCAAAAGGAAAGGAAGTTTTCACTGAAGAAAATAATTCTATATTGACTGATTTCTATAGTGAAGCAATAACTGAGTTATTCGATAAAGAAGTCGCTTGGGAAATTGTCGATGGTATTTGGTATAACTATTACGAAAAAGATTCATATCAAGAATTACACGAACACATAGCAGATCCTTTTGAAAAAATTCATTTCTCTTGTGTTCATTATCTGTCTTATGATAAAGAAGTGCATACAGCAACAGAATTTCGTGATCCTATATCAGCAATAAGAGCACATAGTTTGACTCTTAATAGAGATTTTGTTGGAAATTATTTTCTTCCCACTGTAGAAGAAGGGGACTTAATTATGTTTCCAGCATATCTAGAACATAGAATTTTTCCACAAAAAGTTTGTAATACTCCGAGGATTACACTTTCATTTAATTTTAAGGTCACAAAATATGATTGTTGAAGTTATTGATGATTTTTTATCCATAGATGATTCCAATTCAGTATTTGATTATTGTAAAATGGCATCATATACCTATGGTGAAAAGGATACAAATTCTACACCACCTACAGGAATGGTGCATGAAGTTTCTGAGACTGATGAGATTTATGAATTGTTTAGTTCCAAGACAGATCTAATTGTAGATGATAATCTTGTCTTAGATAGGATGTATATTAACTGCTTTGCTCCCACAGAAAATCCATATTTTCATACTGATTGTGATGAAGAAGGATCTATAACTTTTTTATATTATTCATCTGATGAGTGGAACTTAGACCTTGGTGGTGAAACACAATTCTATGCGAATGGGCAGATTGCAGGTGTACCTCCAGTTCCAAATCGTATGGTTTACTTTGATTCTAATATCTTACATCGCGCTACAACGTATAGAGATAGGCATCGTTTTACAATAGCAGTTAAATATGTGCCAGATGAGTAACTGTCTACTGGGTTGTCTGGAGAGTGGTTTTCTGCTATAATATATTCATACTGAACGGGACACCCGATTGACCATTACCCTTCGCCCACATCAGCAACAGGCAGTTGATGCCATGCTGAAGCACGACAAAGGACAGGTCATCATCCCCACGGGTGGCGGTAAAACCATCTGCATGATTCAGGATTATCTGGGTCATGAATACCGTGGTTGCAACACTACTGTAGTTGTTGCTCCTCGTATTCTCCTTGCTAAGCAACTCTGTAAAGAGTTTCTGGAACTGCTTCCTAAGGACTATCTGGTTCATGTGATGCACGTTCATAGTGGTGATACTGAGTTCTTCAGCACTACTAAAGCAAGGCAGATTCAGTTGTTCAACAATACTGCTCGCGCTGCGGGTGAGTCTTGTATCATCTTCACGACTTATCATTCGTTGGAGAAGATTGTTCAGTCTGGTATTGATGTAGACACTATCTACTTTGATGAAGCGCACAACTCTGTTCAGCGTAACTTCTTTGTTCCTACTGAATTTTACAGTAGGTACGCTCGTCGTTGCTATTTTTTTACTGCAACTCCTAAACATTCAGTCACTCCTCGGAAACCTGGAATGAATGATTCCCGTGTTTATGGTCAGGTCATTTGTAATGTTCCTGCACCTAAACTTGTGGAGCAGGGTTACATTCTTCCTCCTGTTGTTCGTCTTACTCAACTTCCTCAAGGTGATTTCAAGCAGTCTGATTCTAAGAATCTGATTGATACCATTGATGATAACACAGCAAGCAAGATCCTGATTGCTGCTCGTTCTACGAAGCAGATTGTCCGTCTTGTTACTCAGTCTGACTTCACTTTCCAACTGGAACAGCGTGGTTATAACTGGATGTATATTACATCCAAGACTGGTGCAATCATCAATGGTCAGAAAGTTACCCGCCATGAGTTTTTCAAGACTCTTAATGCTTGGGGTGAAAGTGATACTCAATTTGTTATCATGCACCACTCTATCCTCTCTGAGGGTATCAACGTAAAGGGACTTGATGCCGTGCTGTTCATGCGTAACATGGACTACATTGGTATTTCTCAGTCAATCGGGCGTGTAATCCGTCTGGGTGGCGCTCAGAAGACTTATGGTCTTGTGTGTGTTCCTGTTGCTGATAAAGTGGGTATCAGCACCGCAAGGAGCGTTCAGGCAGTTGTTAATACTGTCTTTGAACAAGGTGAACCCGCTATTTCTATCATTCGTCGATGATTGACTTTAACACATTTCAACTTGGTCGTTTATCTAAACTTTTAGAAACGATTCATGGTTACACTGATAACAATCTAAGGTATCCTAAAGCAGGGGAACTTGTAGAGAAAGCACTCGATGTGTATAGCAATGGTCTTCTGACTAGAGTAAATCTTCCTGGCATTGATTTGATTGGTCCCAATGAAACAACTTACGAATCAAAAGTAACTCAATTTGGCAATAAGTCTCAGATGGCAGTGAGAGGATTGATTCTTAAGAATCGTCGTCAAGCAGGAGACTATGAGGACAAACTTGCTGACTACTTTATTATCACTGATGTGAAGAAAGGCAAGGCATGTTGCATTCCATCATCTAAACTTTATAACATTAGAGACAATGGTGCTTGTGTAACTGCAAGCTCAGATCCTGAACCCTCTGACTTCTTTCTCACTGGTTATAATCGCCTAGAGGAGCGGGAGGAAGTGCGTGATTACTTTAGAGAATCTGAAGATTTTGATTTATCCTTCATCAGATCGCTCTGATCTGCTATAATAACAACACCGAGAGAAATCCACCATGCGTTGCAAAGTCACTCTGTTCAAGGCAGGCACTGTTTTCACTGATACTGTCGTTGCTGTTGATTATCAAGATGCAAAGAATGTTGCATTAGCACGCAATCCTGGATGCACAATTGTTAGCGTTACTGCTGTTTTTTAATGGGATTTCTGAAACCCTTCGTTCCTTATCCTTCTATCCTTGATGCAAAACCTAAAAATCCATTGGGTTATGTTACCAACGATGGGACATGGGCAGCAGTCCCATGCGGTAAGAAGTTCATGATTATACATAATGGCAGTCAAGTAAAGGTGCTAAGCACTTACAAACAATCTGTTGATTTTATCAGCAACCAACGGAAAACCACTAAAAAGAAGTCACGCAAATGACCGATAAAAAAGAAAAAAGACGCGATGCTCTGGGTTTAATGCTTGAAAGTGTAATCAAACCCGATAGTCGTCTTCGGGGTTGTGCTCACAATCAGGAGTGTTTCTATGAACTGATGGAGTGGAGGCAAGAGATGATTGAATATCTTGAACAGAGAAGATATGAGGAATCTAGGTGACTCTACTATCCATACTATTTGTGGTGATAGCATACTTTATCCTTACGGATGAGGGTGCTGCTGCCATTTTTTATTATGGATTTAAGTTAGCAAATACTTACATAAGACGCCAAATCTGGTGGTTGACTAACAATCCTAGAAATCCTGTGGTAAAATATATGATATACCGTCGTTCTCTTAGTTTGTCAAAGAGATTGATGGAAGAAAATAAATAAAAAGTAACGAAGCGTAACTTTATGTTATCTACTCAATACCGTCTAAGACTGGAGTTTATTTGTAAATGTATTGCAAATGGCGAAGAGGTAAAATTAGATGATATGATCTGGGCAGAGAAGTTGGCAAAAAGTCATACTACTGCTCGTGATTGGTTACAAAAAGCACGAAGACAATCTTCTCAAGAAATTGAAGAAGGAAGTACCGATGATTTTCTGAATAGGATGGGTTTAGGAGACCCCGACCCATCCAATCA